CCTAAAAAAATCAAAACAAAAAAGTATCTAACTGAGGTAATGACATATGCTAAAAACCTATCAAAATGGGAAGCAGCACAAAGTTATTGTGAAGATCGAGGCATAACCTTTGAAGTCTGGCACGAAGATACATTGAAGGCTCTTGGCATCAAGCTACTAACATAAATACTATTATGTCTATGCTCAATGATTTAAAGGCTGCAATTAAAAAACACGGCAGCCTCGCACGCACCAATCGTTTTAAAGTTGATTTTAGTGTCATGAGCGCTTATTCTTCCAACTGGCGTGATCTTGAATATTTTTTAGAAGATGTTAATATACCAAGTAAAGATATAGAAACGGTTGATTATAGTCCATATCGTAATCCTATAGCATATGCAACAGGTTATAAACACGGAGATTTTAATATGAAATTTAGGGCTCCAACAAATATGTTTGTTAAACGCATATTTGATCGTTGGATAGAAAAAATCATGCCGCGCGAAGATTATAAATTAAGCTATCGCAAAGAAAACGTTGTTAATTTTAGGATTACTCAAGAATCAGAACGAACACCGGGGCATGACAAATATCTTGGCATTAATTATTATAATGTTTTGATACTAGATGCCTATCCAATAAGTATCAGTTCTATTGAATATAGCAACACACAAGAGGGTGAATATGTAACATTTGATGTAGGTTTTGCATTTAGCGATGTTCAATATTTTAAACCAAAAAGAAATACTGATATTCGTCAACTTGAAGAACCTCTTGATTTAGGTGATGGTACAGTTCCAACGGCATCAATACCATATGGATTCGTTCCAGCTCAATCTCCAATTGAGAATGCAACTTCTATTAGTGATTTTATAAGAAACCAATCAACTGTTCCAGTACAAGAACCAACACCTTTAGCGCGACCTATAAATGTAAATTCATTATTAACTCCTATACGAGATAATACATCAATTGGACAATAATTTTAAACTAGTTAGTAAAATTTACATATAGATAACTTATTATGAAATTACCTACATTAAACACTCCGAAATATACTCTTAAAGTACCAAGCACAGGTCAGACTATTGAATATCGTCCATTTCTTGTTAAAGAAGAAAAAGTTCTTATGCTTGCCCAAGAAAGTGGTAAGCCTGAAGATATGACTCGAGCAATGCTTGATATTATTCATGCATGTACCTTTGGTGCCGTTGATCCACAAAAACTTGCAAGTTTTGATCTTGAATATATCTTTGTTAAACTTCGTACAAAAAGTGTCGGTGAAGATGTTGAAGTTGGATTAAAGTGTGATAGCTGTGGTGCATTAAATCATGTCAGTATTAATCTTGAACAGATTGATATGATTGGTGAAACAAAGCTGCCAAAGAAAATCATGCTTACTGATACAATTGGCATTGTGCCAAAATATATTTCAATTAAAGATGTTGAAGTTATTAGTGCACACTCTGATGATAAAGCAAAAAGTCTAGTGTTGACAATTGCAGCAAGCATCGCTAGTATTTTTGATGAAAATAACGTTTATGATATGTCAGAAGCTGGTTATGAAGAAGTTGATAACTTTATTAGTAGTCTTAATCGTCAACAGCTGAGCAAGATTGAAGAGCTTATTCAAAACTCTCCTAAGTTTGAAAAAGATGTGACATTTGAATGTATTAGTTGTAATCATGAAAATAGTCACAAACTTAGTGGCATACAGAGTTTTTTCGAATAGCTCTCTCCCATGATAGTCTTTTAAATCATTATAAGACTAATTTTTCAATGATGCAGCATCATAAATACAGTTTGACGGAACTTGATAATATGATGCCTTGGGAGAGAGAAATCTATGTTTCGTTGCTTGTTAAATGGATAAAGGAAGAAGAAGCAAGACAAAAATCTAAATCAAATGGACGATAAAACCCTATTGCAAAGTCTAATCAACGAAATAAAAAATCTTAACGCACGAGGTGTAACAGATTCAAAAGTCTTGCGGGATAGTCTCTCGCAAGACTCTCTTATTTCTCAGGGCATAACTGATTTAAATAAGAAATTTGAAAAATCATCAAAAGATAACAAACAAATTCTTGATGATTCAAAATCAGTGCTCGAAGAAATACGTGATGAAATTAAGAATAATTCAGGTGGCAATCAGGGCGGTGGTATAGTTCAAGCGGCTAATCTTCAAAATCTATCAACATTGTTTTTTAAAATGGTTGATAGCACAAAGGATTTAATTGCTATTAATACAAAGCTTAATAAAAATATTGAAGATCTTATAAAATCAAATAATGGTTTACGTAGTTTTAGAATAAATAGAAGACAAAGCCCAACCGACTCCACAACAGTAAATACAACACAAGAATCTGAGACGACTACTACTAGTACTAGTACTAATGAAAGTTCACAACCTTTACTTAAAAGATATAATGATGTGGCAAAAGCTCTTGGATCGTTTATTGGTGCTATTAATGGCATTAAAATTATACCTGCATTAAAAGCAAGTTTTTTCTTGCCAATGATTGTTAGCAATATGGCCAATGCCATGAAGAAATTTGATGAAGCAAATTTCTTCGGTAAATTGAGACGAAATAGTCAAACTATTACAACTGACAAACAAGAGGTTGAAAATGTTTTTGACTATAGTTCAGATATATTTACTGCGATGAAATCACTTGCTGAAAGTTTGAAAACGATTCAAGACTTAAAATTAGTAAAAACGTGGGCCCAAATAAAACTTTTATCAATTTTTATCATACCAAGTATGATAAAAGCTATTAGTAAATTTGAGAGAGTTAATGAAAAAACAGCAACAAAATTTGAAAAAATTGGCGAAAGTATTGGTAAGTTTTTAGAACCAATTAGTAATTTTATGGGTTCATTTGTAAAAATGGGATTAGGTTTAATTGCAATCGCTGCAGGAGTTTTAGCAATCGCCGGAGCAGCAATTATTGTATCTAAAATTGATACAGCAGCTTTACTTAAAGGTGGAATTGCTATTGGTGTATTTCTTACGACTGCTATATTAACAAGTTCAATTGCTGGAAAGGCAAATAAAACAAGTATTGCTCTTATTGTTTTAGGTGCAGCTATGATACCATTCGCGTATGGTATATCATTATTAAAAGACATTGGTTGGGAACAAATCGCAGCAGCAGGAGCATCATTAGTATCATTAATAGGAACTTTGACTATAGCATCAAAATTTTCAACTAAAAGCAGTATAGCATTAATTGCATTCGGTGCAGCTATGATACCATTCGCTTATGGTTTATCACTACTTGGTGCAGTTAGTTGGCAACAAATTGCTGCAGTAGGAACATCATTAGTAGCTTTAATTGCATCGTTAACTGTAGCAGGAACTTTCTTAGCTAATCCAAAGGCTATGTTAGCTCTCGGATTAATAACAGCAGCAATTGCTGCTATAAGTTGGTCAATGAAAATGTTAGGTGAAGCTGCAAATATTTTTAATGCAGTTGATCCAGCAAAATTAGGTCTAGTGGCTCTATCGATGCTCGGTTTGAGTCTAAGTATATTACCACTTGTGCCATTTGCACCATTCGTTGGTATATTATCAATATCAATGGCAGTACTCGCCGCAACTTTAATGGCGCTATCTAAAGTTGGATTACAGCTTGAACCTGTTACTAACTTTTTCAATGATTTTAAATCATTTATAAAAGAAATTGAAATAAGTAAAATTCTTGGTTTAAGTGCAGCGATTGGCACATTAGGTCTCGCTATAAGTGCATTTGCTGCATCTAATTTTAGTGTAGGCATTTCTGATGCATTTAGCGGTATAATCGGATTTTTCACAGGAGAAAAAAGTATAATTGAAAAACTTAAAGAATTGTCATCATTAACTGGTTTATCAGCAGTTGGAATGGGAGTAAAAGATCTTGCTGAAGGCATGAATATGCTAGCTCAAATACAAAGCGGATCATTTGCTGGATTTAATGAATTTCCATGGGATAAAGTAAAGGAAATTTCAAAAGAATTACAAGATGGTGCTACACTGCAAATCATACCTGTTCTTAATGCTAATAGTCTTAATGGTCAAAAATTAGAAACAACAGGTGCAACAATGACAGGTGGCAACCAAGTTATTATAACAAATGTTACAAATACTGGTGGAAATGTAAGCACAACGAATGTATCGAACAACAATCGAAATGTTCGTGTTGCTCCAAGTATTGAAACTGGCAGTGCTAAAGGTTATTAAAATAAAAAAGGTCAGAGGTTGCCCTCTGACCTTTGAGATAATCTTTATATGACGATTAGCCTTGTGCGGCCAATTTCTTGAAATATTCAAGAGGATCATCGCCGTCTTCATCATCTTCATCAAACTTACTTGATGCTACAGCTGGAGCAGGAGCTTCTGCAGTGCGCGACAATCCAGCATGCGCTGGCTCGTTAATCATCTCAACTTGAGAGATGCTTCGTGCACCATTAACTTCTTCTTCGCCGAGAACTTCAATAAGCTTGCGCTTAAGTTCTTCATAGCTCTTATAATTCTTAGGATCAACAAAGTCAGAAAGACTATGCAGACTATCATATGCTTCTTTAAGCATATCTTCGTCACCAGTGAAAAGTTGGCTTGAACTATCAAACTCACTCTTATCATAGTTGCGATAGCCTTCAACCTTACGAATCTTAAGTTTGAAGTTTGCACCCTCCCAGAAGTCAAATGGATTTACTGGAGTTTCATCTTGAAACTGAGGTTGCATGATATCCATGATCTTATCAAAGATCTTTTTACCATATTTGAAGAGCATGACTTTGCCTTCATTTGCTGGATTACCAGGATCTGCAACGACAAGAATGTTGCTGACATAATGCAAACGACGTTTGCGATCACGTACAATTTCTTTATCGCTTTCGATTCCGCTATTCCACAAGCGAGCATTAATCTCTGCACATGGATCTTCTTTACCGATACTAGTCAAGCTGTTTTCAATATACCAACGGCCAGTTGGTCCTTTAAAACCATGATCCCAGTAACGAACCCATGGAAGATCTTCTCCATCCTTTTGTGGCAAGAAGCGAATGACTGCATAGCCATTGCCGCTCTTATCAACTGTTGGACTCCAGAAGCGATCATCACCATATGATTTAGTTGCTCCACCTACTTTTTCAGCAGCTTTGACGAGTTTATCAATAGCGCTTTGACGATTTGCTTTTAGTTTATCGAAACTCATATTTTTATGTTGTTGTATTGTTGTTTTTGTTTGTTGTGTTATTGTATACTAGTTTTGTTGTTTTGTAAATAACGAAACGATAATTTCTCTATATTTTTTCTTATTGAATCGAGAACTCAAAAAGGGACTATAGGCTCTTATCAGGTGTGATAGGTTTCTTGATATCTCAAGAGGATCACTCAATTTTTTATCTAGATCACGAGAAAAACCAAGTAGCGATTCTAAACAAGCTAGAGTCTCTAGAGATATTTCACCCGATCTATATAATCTATATATGGTTGGAATTTGTGTAGTGTCCTGAGGACATATCGCGATATCGAAGTCTGACTCAATATCACGAACCTTAGACATATCCGACCTAAAGTTGTAATCAAGGTTTTGGAGTTTGCCAAGCCATATTTCATAGTCTTCAGAATTCATATCACCAATCCAGCTTTTGCCATTGATAATATTAGCAACAACATAATATATTGCGCTATCTCGATTATGAAATTGTTTAGCGAGTCTTTCATAATGGTGCCTTTGACCCATTTTCATAAAGGTCTCGCGTTTGCATCGAGGACCCTTAAAATTAAACTCAAAGGCATTGTAATTTTTGCCTGGTGTAAAATGTAATTTGCATGCAACAAATATACTCCAAGCATCAATTGGATTTAATTTTTCGCATGATGATAGTTGCATTAGGCTGGTAATTCGACAGTGTTATTATTTCTCGGCAATAGATTTGATCGTTTTGCTTCTTGTTCTAATTTGCTGCGTAATGAACTATCAACTAATTGCCCAATATCCTCAGGATCAATCTTTAACTCTTCACAAATATGCAGCGCAGCTTCAATATATGTCATATCATCTCTAAAGACGTGTATGCCAACTCTCTTAGCAAATTCCTCTTTAGAAATAGCAAAACCCAATGCGTCAATAACTTCTTTTTCTATTTTTTTCATCTATATTATTTTTTAAAATTTGTGAACCAGAAAGACTTCTCATTTGTTTAGCAAGTTCTTTGTCATCTATTGTATGGAGTTTTTTCATATCGGCAACATTCCAACCAATCATAGGCACATTATATGATGTAGTATATTTTACATAATCTTTTCGATTTGTACATTCAAAAATGTTAATAGTATCATTAATATCATATTCAACAAAGATTAATCGATCAACCTTCATGCACTTTTCAAAATTCGTTTGTTTGTCTGCACGAATCGTGAATAGATTTCGACTATGAAACCGATATTGTGTTTTGATTTCAACAGTTTTGCCGTTAATATCAATGCCGTCTTTTTCACTATCAAAAACATCCTCTGACAATTCACAATATTCTAATCTTGCGAAAAGATCTTCTCCTAATTTACCTAACGTTCTGCGGTTGTCTTGATTCATCGAGTCTCTGAAGTTTTAATTATAATCATATTTGAATTGATTCGACCATTGACTGCTTTCTTTTTGGTAGTTAGAGCTTCAAGTGCCTTATCAAGTTTTTTATCAGTCATGCTAATCACATTTGCCAGCACATCCTGCGGCTTACGACAACTAATCGCATAGCTTGATGATGGCTCATAGTTGAGTAGAGTGCTGCCTTTAACACTAAAGCCCGAAGCATTTTGTGCATAATAGACAAGCAGCTGTTTGTTTTTCGTATTAAACAAATAGAGTCTTTGAGCAAAAGGTATGCGCGTTGGATCAACGCTTGCAATATTATATTCTTTACTATCACGTGCATAGTTTAGTTTATTAACTTGCGTAGCTGCTGCTTTTGGCTTTTTAACTCGAGGCTTGCGAGTGCCAGCTTTGATCTTGCCATATTGAACCAATGATTCGCTCATGCCTGAAAAGATTTCAATGATTTTTCTCAATTGAGCGCGTGATAGCCAACTATATGCCTGCACAAGTTGTGGACACTCTTTGTCATAGGCTTCTTGAAATTCTTGAGCGTGACGTGCTATCCAAGCTTTGATTGGAGATAGACCAGCTGCTGGCACATTATGAGCTCTACATACCGATGCGATGTCACAACCATTGATTTTTGATGGTGTGATATCGCTAGTGATATCGCAAAGACCATCAAGCCATGACTCAAGCTCGGGCAAGATATTGCCTTCAACAGCACGTATCATGCGTTCATGTGGATTGACTGTTACTTTTTTTGGTTTTTCAACAGCAGATAGCATTGTTGCTAATTTTAGATCTGGCAACACGCGATCAATCTCTTCGCGTATAATGTTTGATGCTGATCGAGGTTGTGGAGATTGTTCTTCTGTTTCAAACTTTTTCCAATGTGATGCTGCATCAGGATGAAGATCGGGCATGCCGCGTTGCAGCATACGACATAGCTTGCCAATAGTTGAAGTTAGCGTATAGTTTGGAGCACTAGAAATTGTTGTGACATCAGTTTTACTATAACCATTTTCGGCCATCCACTTTGTTACAAATGGCAGCAAACTGCCGCTGTCACAATAATATGCATAAAAGCCAAGAGCTCGTGTGAGTCTTGCATAATAGACATCAACAGCAAGAGAGGAGGCATCAGACCATGACGGCTCCTCTCCAGTATATTTTACATCAAAGGCAGCAACATTGCCGCGTTTATCAAGTATCTTATTTTTCATGATCTGCACTAATTAGACTATCAAATTTAAAACTCCGCCAGCCGTTTTTCTCGAGATCGTAAACTCGAATAGGAGAATCATCGTTCTCAGTAATTGTGTTTTTTGGAATTGCATCTTCGGGCAAGAGTGAGAGGTTTTTAGTAGCTCTCATAGCTCGATGCTCGCCATCCTTTTTAAGGAATGTGATATTGCACACACCGTTTCTTAAACTCTCTAAGAGTTGTTGTTTGTCCATCATAATAGTTTTTGCTCTTTCAGTTAAGTAGTGTAGATGTTCAACATTTAACATGCAGACATTATACCACAGATTATGCTATTTGTAAATAACTTTTTTACTTAAAGGCTCTATTTTTTTCAAAGTCCCCAAAATCATGCCATTCGCGATAGCTATTCACTGAGTCAACATCTACTTTGGAGAGATTACGATTAATATGAGCATCAGCTCCAACATTCATGAAGATTGCCCGCTCATTTGCTTTTTCGAAGAATGCTGGCCAAGCTTTGGCATCATATGCTGCAGTAGTTGGAAATGGCACTCTATTTGCTTGTGGATGAGGCTTTAAGAATGGCATTGTTGCGGTTTCAACAATTGCATCTCCCTTTTCGCCTTTGTGAATATTACGCGCAACCGCAACACCATATGCACCTGCTTCTGGCCAACCGATTTGACATGCGCGAGTCATTGTGCCTGTTGATACTGCACACCAAATCTCACTTGGTTCATAGCCCAATTGAGTGCTAATCTTATCACACATTCTCACTAGACCAGCAGTAACCATACTATTGCCGCTTAATCCAAATGGCAGATATTGTGCATTATTCTCACTTGCCCATTGCTTAGCATAGCTGTTTAATACTGGCATTGCTGCAATTCGAACAAATCTCATATCAACATGAGGATATGCAAAGAGCGCCGCTTGGTGATCACTTACTCGTTTGCTGCTTGGACAAAAGAAAACAACCTTTTTATTATAGAGCTCAGCAAGCATACTAATAGCATCCATAGCATGACCTTGTCGAGGAGCACAATAAACAAGTGTATCATATGGACTTTCAGCAACTACTCGCTCTGCACCAAATGCCTTTAATCCACCTAGTGCAAGATCTGCACGTAGAACATGTCTGCCACCTTCAACTGTTTCAACAACAGGATCGTCGACTTTACTCTTAAAATCTCCCCATAGTTCCCGATAATAGTTGCGAGCTTCTGCTCGATTCATGCCCATCGGTATATCTTTATTTTCAATGCTGTCTGTTATGCTAAACATGTTTGTCCCCAATCCCTTCTTCTGTAATATTCTGGTGATAGATGTACGCTGCTGCTATTCTCCATATAGGTTTTTGCAAACTTTTCACCGTCCATGCTATACCATTCATTTGGAGGAGCTATAACTCTTCCGTCTGTTAACTTATTTAGTGTTTCAATAAAACGCAGTGTGAGAGCTAGTCTCTGCTCTCGTGTGCCATAAAATGGAGAGCCTTTATAATAGCCAGTTTTTGGCAGCTTTCGCTCTTCATATTCAACTGGCACTGGAGCAGTGTAACTTACATTGCAACCATATTCACTGCCAATTGCATCACCTTGTTTGACATATTCTTGCAGTAACTCATCTAGATTAAAGTTATCATGACGCAACATATGATGGCGAATATCAATATTGCCAAGACAAAAAGAGATTTCGCCAAAGGGCTTACAGCCTCTAAATTCATGCTTCAAGCCTCGTTTTAAAGTGCCATATAACGTTTTACCGTTTGCTCGAAAAACAGCATCGCTTTTTCGACTAAAGCTCGGACTATGACTATCACCAATTGTTATGCCATCAAATCGATTGGCAAAGACATTTGGCAAATCCTCCTGAGCTAGTTTTTTTACTCTCTGCAGATTTTTACTTAAAGCATCGCACCATTCCTTTGTTATGGCATGATATGTCGTTGATGCACCAATTCTTTTTGAGAGCTGTTCTCCCCAATTAGGCATATCAATATCAAGACTAACTACGTTAGGATGTGCAGCTACTCGATTAATGCGATCGTAAATTTCCTTTGTTGCTCCTCCGAAAAGATTAAGTGTGCCACCAAAATTGACACCATGTTCAATATAACAGACATCATAGTTAAGAATATCTGGAGAACAGTTATGATTAATTGGAGCCTGAAGCTGATCACTCCATACACTGCTCCAGCCTAATACATGACTATTTTTTAGTCGAGGAATATTGCTAATTGGATTTGTAATTATTGCGTTTGTCATCTTGGATATATTTTTACATTATCACTTCGCTTTGCTAGATCAAAACTATCTGGGAAAATCCAGTTATATGGTATGCGTTTAGTTGGTCGTTTCTCACCTCGACCAATCGCGAGATGTTTCCATGCGAAGCATGTTTTATCTTCACAATTTAACATCCTTTGACTTGTCATAGGATTACGTGGATCCTCACAAAGTATTTTCATTTGATGCAGCCAAAGTTCTGCTTGTTTGTTAAGTGGTATAAATTCACCCTCTTCATCAACATCGTATTTGACTTTGCCATTAAGATTATCACCACCAAAGATTTGATGCAAGCCATCAAAGTGTCCAGTGCCACCAAAAAGTAAACTTTCAGGATCAACGAGATGTGGATAGCTCATTGCTATATAGCGTGCAGTATTTTTACAAGGATAGAGTGGACTGCGGAAATTTTGAGCTTTCTTAAAATAGGCCTCAAGCTTTTTAGCAAAGCCCATCATTGTATATGGCTTATCGCGACCTTCAAAAATATCCTTTAAGTCATGAGCAGCTCTTAATGGTCCATCAAGCAACCACTCTTTTACATTAGTGCCCTTTGGATAATAGATTTGGAAAAGATCATTACGAGCATGTCGATTATGTGCAAAATGTTCGCGTGTTGCATCAACGCCATGATCCTTTAATAGTTTGAAAGTTCCCCAGTGTTCATTGCTAAAACTAAATACAAGTGTATAGAATAATCGATCAACTGGATCAGTTACCTCTGCCATCTCATAGCAATATGGATGTTCATGCCAATGCAATCGATGACTAAAGATTTGATAGTCATCGCGTAACAATCGATCATCTCGTTCGTCAAAGACTCGACAAAAATTAAAAAAAGCTTCTAGTCGCGTATCGAGGCTATGCTCTCTCATCCAACTATCTTTAGGCTTTTTGCCCTTCATTGCCACATCGACAAGTTCTGGCCAAACAATATCAATTGTTGGCTCATCAATAAATTCGCTTAAACTGTTTTGCATAGATCTTTATATTGTTGCACGCTCATGCCTGCACTCTTAATTATAGCGTCATCACTTGGATGATTTTTCATGCCGTTGAATGTTTTGATTAGACCATGTTCTAACATAGCCTTTTGTCGGCCATAAGGATGGTCCTTGATGCGACAGCTACTCCATATTGAGTCAAGATCAAGATGATCATAGTCTGCGCCTGGTCGAATATAATTTTCGATCCAGCGAATAAAATCACAACAAACATCCTCTGCGTTATATGGCACACTACCAGTGTCTGCATAGATACGCATCATAATCTGATCAAGAAAATAATCATTTGACATTTTAACAGTTGGCTTTGCAAGATAGCCAATGCATTCACGAGCGTTTGTGCCATAATAGAATAGACTATCTCGATGCACAAATTCTGGCAGCCAATCTGCAATGTCAGCCACAATTGCAGCATATTGAAATGCATAGCGCTTTAAGCCATGCGCACTATTCCAATCAAGCATCCAATCTCCAATCTCGCGAAGTGTCTGACGACCGCCAACTTCAAGAAAGCGTGCAAGAGCAAATGCTAATTTAGGTGCATATTCACAGAGATAATAATCACCTCCACGTTTATAACCGGCTGGAGGTTTTGGAAAGCTTGGAAATTGATAGCCACAACTTGTATAAAATGGCTTTGGATGATTCTTAACAATAGTTGTCATGTCATCAATACTCTGAGCAGTGTGTAAATTAAAGAGCAGTGTATTATGATAGCCACTTGGTTTTGTAGCATAGTTAATAGCACTGCCACATACACGATGCAAGATAAAGACATAAAGCCATTCTGGTAAACCAAAGCTCTGTCGTTTATCAGTCCAGTTTTGAGCAACGGCAACTCTATAGGCATGCGCTTCTCCACTATCCATTTTGCTCCAATATGGATGGCTTTCACTCCAGCCATAGAATGCATCATTAATGATCTGACTAAAGCCAGCATATTTTCGTTCAACGACATCATATAGTTCAACGTTTTCCATTAGAGTATCATCTACGCCACTCTGAGCATAGGGCACACTTCCAAGATTGCATAGTCTTTGTTGCTTCTCAGCTAGACTATAATATCTCAAAAACTCATCATAATATTCAGTGGTTTCTATTTTCATATCAATCAATGCCACGACCATCGCGCAGTCTTGTTATATATGGAAATCTTGGAATGCCATCAGGCGTGAGGTTGAAATATGTGCAGGTTGCAAATGATCCAACATAAGCTTCACGATTCACAAGCAAATCTTTGAGAAATTCATGATTGCCTTTGATATTGCTATTGAATGTGCGGCCATCTGGATGGCGACATACTGCAAATCCAGCCATGCCACTCTTATTGCCATTGCCTTCACCAATCTCTATAATCTCATATTCATCATCTTGAAATTCTTTACGTTTGAGAAGATTAGCGCTGCGTTTAAATTCATAGTGACTATCAGGCACACGAACCATCTGGCCTTCAAAGCCATCCTCAAGATATTCTCCATAGAGAGCATCAAGCTCGGCTTGATTGTTAGCAATACTCGTCGCTACCGCAACAAAGCTTTGTGGTAGACGTTGCACAATTTCAAAGACACTTTGCATGCGAGCAAGAAATCGCACTGGCTTTTGTGGATCAATTATACAATCATAGATGTGATATTTGATTTTTGATTCACACTCGTCAAGATCTGCTGCTGTGGGCTTTGTCTTTTTGATTAGACTGCTAATCTTATTAAAGTCATGCTTAAGCTCGTGACTATAAAGCTCACCATCAAGAATTGCATGAGGATGACTATCAAAAAAGCCTTTCAACTCTTTTGTCAAAAAATCAACTGTCATCCAGCGTTTACCGCTTCGAGTCCATGCACCATTTGCATCAATCCAACAACGCATGCCATCAAGCTTTGGCTGTGAGGCAAGAGGAAAGCTGACCTTATCCTGGCGATCTTCCCACTTTTTAGCAAGCATTGGAGAAATTTTGACTGCTGATGAGTTGCAACTCTCCTGATTAGGATTATAGCCGCTATCAACCTTTTTTTGCCATTTGGCTTGTGCTTCAAACATTGCTTGCTCATCAAGTGTTCGGTGATTAGCTCTGCCAACATTTGTTGCCATGACTTTAAACCATTCGCTAGTGACGATCTTGCCACCAACTAGTCCGCTGTGAGTGCGATAGCCAGTTTCGTTAACTTCAACTGTCCATTGACGAATGCCATTAAGGCTATCTTTTTTGTATAGTGTATCGAGTTTCATTCTAAGGTCCAGTCAAGTTCGTCGAGATCAATAATAGTATCTTCGTTCATGGCCTGATAATACCATAAAATGAGCGATTTGTACACAAAAAAAGAGCCAGAATCTAAAAAAATTCTGGCTCTCAGGGTCAGGGGAGTTGTCCAGCCTTATTGCATAAGACTTTTTAAATATTTTTCGTTGTTGTGCGTAAGCTCACCTTTTTTCAAAGCATCAAGTACAAAGCGCATTAGGCCAAATTCCGGGCCATCTTTAACTTTTTCAAAGAACTTTTTATCAACGATTTCTTTTGCTGCGGCAATTGCATCATCTTGATCTTTCCAAACAAAGACTGTTGAAAATACTTCTTTGTCATCTTCATAGACAGTTGGACGATAACCACGAGGATTGCTATTATAGGTTGTGCCTACTTTATAGTCTTCGTAATCTTCGAATTCAGAGCTATCCTCTTCAAGTTCAGAAGATTCAGATTTAACTTTAGAGCTTTTAACATAATTAAACCATTTGCCATCGCGAGCTCTTGTATTATAGATAGGTCGAACTTCATCAATATAATATTGTGCAGCTTCAACAGCATCGCTTTCTTCTTCCCAAGATTCTTGGCTTAAAAATACAATTGATGAACCACGTGTTACGCGAGCTCTATATCCTCCAAATTTGCTTTTTTCTGCAGAAGCCTCTAAACCTCCAGGAGCTTCTTCAAGACTATCACCTCTTAGGATTTTGCTAGCAGCATCAGTCAAACTAATTGAAGAATTTGCTTTAGTCTCTTTTTCTTCTGCTTTTTCAGTGCGCTTAATCTCGGTTACAAGAGCCCCAAGATTAGCAATAACACCTTCAAGAGTATCAGCAACAATAGCAGATACACTACTAGATGTACGTCGACGTAAAAATTTTACTTCGACTCTATATCTTTCGATTTGTTTGTCTAATAGCTCTTTCATATATTATTTAGCCTTTTTAATTAGACGAAGATCGCTAAGAACATAGTCTCTACTGCCGATTTTTCGTTTGTTAAAGGTGATCGTTGTCTTTGGAAGATCTTTAGCTTTAAAGGTAACACTATTGCCTCCTAAGGCAACTACAACACCAAAGTTGGTAATATCGTGAATGTCAAGCTCTGCAACCTTTGCTGCGATGTTATCAACTTCTGTGGCTTCTTCAAGATCATGCTGCTCATCATCTTCTTCTGACTCAGAAGCTTCATATAATCCAGCTTTTTTAAAGGCACTGATTAAAGCGCTATATCCTCTGTCAAATTCATCAAATGATTTATTCATATCACTATCATAAAAATTATGATAAAGAGCCAATGTTGCTTTTCTAATAGTATCAAAAAGATCCTTTGCTCCAAGCTTTTCCCAGTTGACGGCAGGTGCTGCTTCAGCTACAACTGATTCTGGACGGTTAAGCAACATATCAGTTGCAGCTTCTAGTAATGTTTTATTTTTCATGCTATTCTTATTTATACTTTTATTAATCTTAATTATAAAAATGGTGGAGATAACGGGAGTCGAACCCGTGTCCGCGACGTCTGCCTTTATGCCTTCTACAACTTAGCTATGTGGTCTCGACCATAGCGATCTAGGCTGATATCGGTTGCCCCGAACACTATTTCTCGGCAAGTGTTCAACCTATCAAACATTCGAGTTTGAATCTATCCTATATCGTCATGCTATCTAAATATAGGAGTCATTAGAAGCATGCTTACTTAAGCAGCAAGAGCGAGTGTATTTTCGCCGTTTGTTTTTGTGCCAGAAGGGATGGCGCCCATGTGTTGCAGCATATCAGCTCAACGTTACGTCGAAACCAAAATATCCCCTAAATTAATCTGGTATGTCAAAGATGGTGGCAAGATCTAAAGGTTGAGCAATATCGAAAAGAAATATTTTTTCAGCAGCGATCAAATGACCTTTAAGTTCTTTGAGCTCGGTCGCATATTGTTTAGTCTCAGGACCCATTGCTTTTTCAAGTCTTGAGTTCTTCATCATAACTAATTCATCAAGAAAGTCAAATATATCCGTGATCTTTTTGACTACGTTTTGTGTGTTATTCATCTTGGCCTCAGTTAGAGCTGGTGCTGCATCTTCAACCAAATCTGCTTTTGAAATGTTTTTAGCTGCTACAACCATTGCTTTTGCAAATTCTTTGAATTGTAGTGCATTTTCTGTGGTTACTCGTGCATCAGTGTTACTGCCACTATCATTATAGTGTTTATATCCAGACCAGCCCTGGCCAGAGCCGTCATCAGTATTGACCAGACCTTCAGGAATTTTTGCAAAGACTAAATCGCCGTCGCGCTTGTTTTTATAGATTACACAGCCCTCACCACAATAGATCATGCCTTCAACTGGCTTGCCATTACGCTTAGTGTATTCTTCTTTGGCATTAGCTTTAATTCCACCGTCAAGCATTGGTTTGCCAACGCGATTAGCATTTGCTTTTAGAAAGTTCGCATAGTTATGTTTACCTTTTTTAGTCCAAACAAAAAGATCAGAATTATTTTCTTCTGCTTCTACTACTTGTTTTGGCGCATCTTCATTCAGAAGAAACGCTGTTGCTGTTTTGATTAAGTCTTGCATATGTAATAGTATTTATATTTTTTATTGTTTTAGTCTGACGAGACTTTAAAGTTTTTATTTGTTATCGAGGAGTAGCAAATCTAATACTCTTAATCATATTATAAATAAAAATATATGTTAATTAATGCATTCACTCATACAGAAAATTTACCCGGAAATTGCGGTTGTGGATTCGGTGACTATATTAGAGGCAGTTTGGCTCTCTATCAAGCGGCAAAAGAAATGAATTTGCAATTTCGTATGGATCTTTCAAATCATGCTATTGGAAAATATTTAGTAGGGCATGAAGTTCCAACAGGCAATAGACCTGATGAACTGTTCCGAAACTTTAATCTTTATGGGAAACCTAATTTAAAAAAATATATCAATCGCCACTTTTGGAAAGTAAATCAAAATCCAAATCAAAATCCAACTGTTCATCACAGATATGTCATGCTATGTAATAGTTTTCCAGATTATCCTCTCTCCGAAGACTGCAAAGAATATGTGAGATCTCAGATGATGCCCAATGAACAACTAGAAAAAATCATCGCTCGAAATCAACGAAAAAATGATTATGTGAGTATTCATATACGCACAGGTGATTGGGTTGGATTTTCCGAAAATGATAATGCGACCGAAGAGCTAGCTGAAAAAATTAGCGATAGCATAAAAGAGGTAAAGTCTCAAGCGGTTGGCAGAAAAATCTTTGTGTTTAGTGATAGCATGAAGCTAAAGGAATTGCTTAAAAAGCAACACAAGATAAGCTATACAGAAACCATTCCTTCACATAGTATGCATGCTAACAGTAATAGCCAAGATATGCTTGTTGATTGGTTTATGATACAATATTCACAGCATATCTATCAATTCACCAATGACTATCATAGCTGGGGATCAGGCTTTAGTGATAGTGCATCATGGTTAAGAGATGTGCCCATTACTAAATTTAAATTTTAGTATAAAAATATTTTCTATGTCTTTTAAAATTGGTGCCACCGGGGAATTACGATATCCCGACCTCGCCGTTATGAGCAGCGCGTTCTGCCTCTGAACTACGGTGGCTTTGGAGCTCTGAGCCGGATTCGAACCGACATAAAGAGGGGTTGCAATCCTCCGAGTAGCCATTCCCCCATCAGAGCATTCTATTCTTTTGAATAGTCTTTTGGTTTTTTGCTTTGCAGATATACTTCGCCATAGGCTTCAAGTATGCCAGTCAAGCTTTGAAATTCTTTTTGACTTAAACTGTCAAGATTTTTTAGTTTTGCATAAGCTTTTTTATAACGCTCTTTGAAAAGATCACAACGAGTTTCGGTGTCTTTCTTTTCCCAGCGTTTAGCATTCAAATATGGCTTAAGCTTTGCACCAAAATGATAAAAACTTAATATGGCAAATTTGCCTCGATCTTCACTTGTATCAGCCAGTTTCTTTGCAGCTTCATAGCGCTTGCGGACAAATGCTGGAAATAGAACATCGCTAATTAGCTTTTCTGCTTTTTCGAAGAGTGAGATCATGTTTCTATTTATAAAATGGTACGCGATGACGGGCTCGAACCGCCGACCTCATCCGTGTAAAGGATATGCTCTACCAATTGAGCTAATCGCGCATTATGAAATTTGGCGGAAGCCGTGGGGTTCGAACCCACGAGGGCTTTATAGGCCCCAGCTGTTTTCAAGACAGTGTCCTCGTCCATCCGGGCGACTTCCATATTTGGTGCGCAGGGTGGGACTCGAACCCACAAGCCTCGCGGCAACAGCTTCTAAGACTGCCGTGTATACCATTCCACCACCTGCGCTTTTTAAAATTTATTCTAGTTCTTTTTCGCTTTCAATATAATCACGAGCACCAACAATCGCTTCTTCAGCTTTTACTATTGCTGCTTGTACATGCTCTGGTAAATTTTCATCATCGGCTAGCATATCATGCAAACCCTTTGCATTGCGAATAATTGTACGAAGTGCATTTTTTGCCATGCTGCCTTCATAATCATATTCTCCTGGATCCTTTTCAGATCCTTCAAGAATATGACGTGCCGCTTCTAATAAACTTTGTGTTTTCATATTAGTTACCGCTACGGTTTTTCCAGATTCGGTGTGTAGTCTTTAAGTTTGAAATAAGCTTTCTTGTGTCAGAGTTCTCATAGCCAGTATCGCTCCATGCTTCAATCATCCATTGTAGCAATCGTTCTACATCTTCTGCATCAAACTCACTAATTGCATCAAGCATGTTTTCTGTAACATCTGGATGATTAAATCCAGAAACTTTTTCATTAAGGACTTTTCCTTCAAGTAAGGCCTTTGCTGCGGTGATTAAATTGTTTTTATCTGTCATATTTCTATTTATAAAATTTAGTAGCCGATGAAGGTAATGCTCTTTCGTATCTTGCGTGTAAAGCGAGCTCGTCCACAAAGCAGCATTGGTCATCGACGATCCTCAGAAGCTCATTAACCTGGAATCCAAAGTTGTTTTATTAGTTTCCAGTTTTTTACATGCTTTGCAGCATCAAATACTACAAGCGCATCAAGATCTTTTTGAAAATCGCGTGGATCATAATCGCTATAAACAAGTCCGATATGTCCAGCTGCAATCAATGCTTTTGTTCCAGCATCGTTAAGTACTTCTTCGGCAGAAGGATTGCCAATAATCATTTCAACCCAGTCATTGGAATCTACACCGATCTCATCAAATAATGAAGTGATATTATCATCATAGATGTGACTCACTGGCTTATCAAGAGTTGCGCTATAAAGAAAGGCAGAATCATTATTTTCAAGAGTATTTTGAAACCAACCATCAATTGCATGATCTTTTTCCAATGCAAACCATAATGGTTTATGAGTTAAAGAACTAATTGCCTTTGGAGAGCAATGATAAACAACATGACCAACTTTAGTCACTTCTTCATTAAGCTCAGCTAACAAGGCTTTTGCTTCAGATATAATATCGCGTTTCATAACGTTATTTATAAAAATTTGAAGATCAGTTGACATCAACACTTTGGAGATATTGACATGCAAGTTCAACCGACGGATCAAGCGGTTTAGACACCCTCTCGCAAAATTGGTGCATAAAGAAAGAGGCTGCAAGATGCAGCCTCTTTCTATTAAAAATTCTTATTAAGATTTATTGTGCAGCTTTAAGCTGTTTCTCGAAATCCTTTATCAAAGATGTTTTAAGTTCTACTTCTTTTTTATATTTTTCAATATATTCTTTGACTTTACTTGGTTTAAGCTCCATATTTTGTGGACTATCATGCCAATCGTTTCCACGACTTGCACCCCTTTTCTGGGCTATAGCCCATAATGTTTTATAATCATCGCTGCTAAGATTGCCTTTATCATTAGGAATAAAGTTACCAATTGCATAAAGAATATATGCATCACCACCAAAACTTTTTGCAAAAAGACCAAAGAGTTTAGCTTTTGGATCTTTTGCTTCAGTTAATGACGATTTATTAAGTAAAATATCAGTTGCTGCTTCTAGTAATGTTTGTTCTTTCATGTTATCTTTATTTATAAGATTTGAAATTTTGGCACGGAGAGTGAGAGTTGCACTCACCCAACAAGATTTGGAGTCTCGTTCGCCGACCTTGGGACATGCCTCCGTATAATTCTATTAAAAAAAATTGGAGCTGAAGGTGGGATTCGAACCCACGATGTTTTTCTTACTATCTTACAAGGATAGTGCCGTCGACCACTTGGCTACTTCAGCATTGAAAGTGTACGGCGTTTTCTTTTAATTCAGATCACCGAAATTCTGAATTCTTTTTTCCTCATGTGGTCTAAGCACCTTCTCCCTTTCGGGCGCATTATCATCTATACTATGTTACGGAATTACAGAGTTGTTAAATTGGTACGCTAACTGAGAATCTAACTCAGGAATTCTGCTTGGAAGACAGACATTTTACCATTAAATTATTAGCGCGTTTATTGTGAAAGGCCAAGCTGATAAATTTCAGCAATTGCATCTTTCAGTTTTTGGCTTTCAGCTTGCAAATTTCCTAGGCTATACATCGCATAAACTGTAGTTAATTTTTTTTGCGTAGCTGAATCCAACTGATGCCACGATTTCGGTTTTGATTCTGTTAAAACGCGTAATGCAATATTCTCCAAGGAGTCTTTCTTCATGTTCTTATTTATACAAAAGTTGGTCCAGCTGCTCGGGATCGAACCGAGTTAGTACGCGTCACAAGCGTAGACTTTACCATATAAGCTACAGCGGGGATTGAAATTTGGTGGAGCTACTCGGATTTGAACCGAGAACCTTATCCTTGCAAAGGATCTGCGCTACCAATTGCGCCATAGCCCCATTAAAAAATTATTTATACATTAACACTATAGGATTTCACGATCCATTCCATACTACACAGACCTCACCAGAGTCAAGGAATCGAACCTTCTACATTGTATGTCTATCTATAATCACCACGTCGCTTGATCAGGGTGTGGCGTGTTAATGTTTCAAGAAATTGGTACGCCCGACAGGAGTTGAACCTGCTTTCAATGGTTTATTTTAAGCCTTCTCATTTCCGTGAAGGCTCGAAAGAGACCACTGCTTGACCGTTAAGCTTCAGGCGTATTTAAAATTTATTAGTTTCTTTCTGTCTTTTCCAACGTTCGAATTGTTTTTCTCTAAGTTTTTGTTTCGTTGCTTCACTAAGAGGATTACGCTTTCTTTTACAAGGTATTTTAGGCATATCTAATGAATTAGGATTTTTTCTATGACCTTTATTCCATGGTATTTTTCCTTTTAATGATGAATTGTCACGACTCGCATTAGCCTCAGCTATTTTTTTACGAACCTCAATGGTATGCTTCTTTCCTTTAAAATGAGCTCCGCCTTCGCCGCCAACACCCAAGTTATATGTATCTTCGCGTAATACAAATTCTTCGGTAATTAATTCCTTTTCTTTATTATTCATTTCTTCTTCAGTCTGGAATATGAATAATATTTCCTTAGTAAAATTTTCTTTGCCATGTTTTTTAATGGCATTTACTATTGCTTTACCAGAACCGTAATAAGAATCATTTGCATCTAATGTTTGGTGCTTACCAATATATATCTTTCCATTAAGATTATTGGTAATTTTATAGATTGTGTATAACATAAAGATATTTATACAAATCATAGACCCTTGCTCTACCACTGAGCTACAAGCGCATTGAAAATTTGGTACTCCTAGTGGGGGATTGAACCCACGACCTCCCACTTATAAGGCGGGTGCTCTGACCACGACTGAGCTATAGGAGCATTGAAAATTGTTGGTCGTTCTCTCCCGCCGTCACTCTCTAAAGTCATGCACTTCGCAATCTTTAGTATCGTTTTAAGTTAACGTAGTTGTTTAAGGTTAATAAAATGAAACACTTCTGCAAGATATACATACTCTTCGCCCGAAAGCTTTAGCCATTACGCTAGTGGAAGAGCCCGTCCCTATGTTTCATGAGCCCGTTTAGGATAATTGAGTTGACACACGCCGAAGTTTGAGAGGCAGAAATTTGTTCAAGTATCCGGTCTTGTCGAGATATTGTTTTGTTTCGGTCAAAAGACTTACTACGCATTCGCACTCGCAATCACCCTCTCTTATGGTCTCGTAAATTACATCAGCTAGACCGTCTGTGTCAAAATTGGTACGCTATGTGGGAGTCGAACCCACGCCTCGAACTTGGAAGGATCACGTGCTGCCGTAACACTTATAGCGCTTTTAAAAATGGCTCCCAGCCTAGGTAACGATCCTAGCCTCCATTATTCATGGTGCAGTGGTTAACAGCCACGCCCGTTCGCCTGCTCGGGTCGCTGGGATTTGAAAATTGGTAGGACCTAGATGAATTGAACATCTATCTATCGGGTCAAAGCCGAGAGTAATAACCGTTATACGAAAGTCCTGTTGAAATTGGTAGGTGCTCTGGGTAACGATCCCAGTTCTACGAGTTAAAAGCCCGTTGCTTCACCATTAAAGCTTAGCACCCATTGTTTATTGAAAAATGGTCAAGGCGTCCGGACTCGAGCCGGCTTCTATCGGGTAAGAACCGATTGCTTCAGCCATCAAAGCTTCGCCTCGTTTGGCACGTTGAGTAGGAATCGAACCCACGTCTTTGGTTTTGGAGACCAAGGTCTTGCCACTAGACGATCAACGCATGTTTTGAAATTGGTCGGATAATTGAGAATCGAACTCAACTATGCTTGCTCCCAAAGCAAGTGCCTCACCAGTCGGCCTTTATCCGTATTAAAAAATGGCGGAACGTATTGGATTTGAACCAATGCAACCTTTATAGGGTTGGCCACGTCTTAGCAGGACGGCACAATACCAGACTCTGTCAACGTTCCTTAAAATTTGGCGGGAATGACGAATTACGATATCGCGACCTCTAGCGTGACAGGCTAGCGCTCTTCCTCTGAGCTACATCCCCAAGAAATTGGTTGCGGAGGTGGGATTCGAACCCACGTGCACGGCTTATGAGACCGTTGAGTTGCCGCTACTCTACCCCGCGATTGAAAATTGGCCGGTATGGACGCGCTTGAATCGTCTTATGCTGTTCTTCAGACAGCCGCTTCACCATTAAAGCTTCATACCGATATTAAAATTGGTGCACCGCAGAGGACTTGAACCTCTATTACAAAGTCCGTAGCCTTGCGTGTTATCCATTACACTAACGGTGCTTTTTGAAATTGGTGTACGCGGTTGGAATCGAACCAACGGTGTTTCTGATGAGCAGGGTTACAGTCTGCCGCCACACAACCAACAGTAGCCTCACGTACATTGAAAAATTTGGTCCTACTGGCAGGATTTGAACCTGCGACCTATCGGTTATCAACCGAGTGCTCTGACCAACTGAGCTACAATAGGATATTAAGAAAATTGGTACTGCCACGGGGAGTTGAACCCCGCTCTAATGGTTGAAAACCATTTGTCCTAACCGATAGACGATGGCAGCATTTGAAAATTGTTAACTGTAACGGTATCACAGTCATCTTCCGAGGTGGCTACACCTAACGCTAAATTTGGTAGGCCGTGAGTGAATCGAACACTCATTGGAGACTTAGAAGGTCTCAGTCCTATCCGTTGAACGAACGGCCTATTTGAAAATACACTGTGTGGGCTTTTACCACAACCTCATCTTAATCGATGAAATATCAGCCAATGACTAACTGACGATTGTTTCTGATGGGACTTGGCTTGTCCTTTATACATCATAGTTTTTGTAAGACATAGAAAATATTTTTATACACTACCTATAAACTTTCGTTTATAGTGACACCTAATTGTGCTCGCTTGGGCGCTTCAGGTGCTCCCTCGTCATGAACCTATCGGATAGTTATTTATGTCTTACATTGCTTATTTTATCAACTTTTTTTCAAAAGTAAACAAAAAAGTGATTTTTTTTTCATCTGAAGATTAAGAATTTCGCATTCATCTATTGAAACGTTTGGTAGCGTTTAAACCAATAGCGCCAAAATTCTTAATCTCTTTGATGAGGAGATCTTACCAAGAATTTGAGAGATTGTAAACAAAAAAGTGAAACTTTTTTTCAACTTAAAGTATGTTTTACCTCTTATAAACTACCTAGCCAGCGTGCGCGGCTGGGGATGGATTCGAACCATCGTCTTACTTTAAGTTGATTCAATCTCTTAGACTCTCTCTAAGATCTGCTGCTTTTCAGCGGCAAGGAGATCTTACCATAAAGGAGGGGAAAAGTACATATCTTTTTTCATTTTTTTTCATTTTTTTCTCGGCTCCAAGCCTGTCATTGACTGGCCCCGGGCTGGGCCCTCTGCTCCAGGATCAGCCTAGAGAGCGCTGAGATTTGTGTCAAGATAACGATAAAGCTCAATGGTTTTGTCAATGTCATAGCTTGCATCGTGTGCCTGAGCTTCGTCCCAGCCTAACTCAGCGCATTGACATAGCGTAGATAGTTTGAAATTAGGGAGGGCCCCTCTGACTCTTTTGGTAAACCAAGCTGCCCCCATCATGACACAAATAGGAGGATTCCAAAAATAGCTGCCAAAATAGGCATCGTCATGTTTCTCAAACCAAGATCTTACAAACTCGGCATCAAATTTAGCATTATAGGCAACAAAGTGAAGCTTGTCTGATTTATCATAACGATTGACATGCTCTGAGAGCCATGCCACAAACTCACTATATGCAGTGCTGCTACTCGTCGGCAAGCTAGCAAGATCTTCTAAACTATAACCATGTTGCGCGAGTGCATCCTCTTGAACGGTTAGTGTCAATGGTCTGAATGTAGCATTAAAGCTTGACAAGATTTCAGATGCATCAGACGAAGTGATGCGGGCACTGATCTGAAAAATGTTATGCTGTTCGCGATGTACGCCAGTTGTTTCAACGTCAATAAAGCAGAGTTTAGGACTATTCATAGTTGTGGTATTAGATTTTTAAGTGTAAAGGTTTCAAGTTCTTGCGCATCTTTGCACGTAGGCCAAACAAAATCAATGTCAGCATGATCACGTAACCATGCATTATTAACCCGCTCATATTCATTCGGTGCTGGCACTGGTGAACCATCGTCTTGTAGACGAGATAAGTAAATGCTCGATCCACCTTTTTGTTTTAGCCACTCATATTCATTACTAAAACGAAGATCAGTAATTACAAGCACATCTGCATCAGATTCTGTCCAAGCTGGATTATGAGCCAAACATTCGATCCAATGATCTTGATTTTTGTTTCTGCGAAACTCTGTGCCCCAAAAAACAAGAAAGGGTCTTATAACCGCTTTTTGTACAGGATCAGATGTCCACGCCGATATGCCAGTCTTAGAGATTAGAAATTCATCAACTTCACGTTTAAGCTCATCAGCAAAGGCAAATCTTTGGGTCTTTAGATTTTGAGAACTATAATAGTTTTCAAGTATGCTATAAAGGCGATCTTTGCCCGAGTGTGCATGTCCAGCAATTGCGATTATTTTTTTCATATGCGTTAATACTACTATAATTTATGACGTTTGTAAACTACTATTTTCATAGATTTATAAATATATTCACTATGAAAAAGAAAATAATGTTTTATGGAAATTGCCAATTAGGAGTTTTAAGTAAAATGTTAGAAATTAATACACCGCGATTTAATGAACAATATGAAATACTAAAAGCCGCAGATTATGATTTGGCTACCATATGGAATAAAGAATCTGGTGTTGTTTCTCCCTTTATGTATGTGTCAACTACTGAATATGGATTTGCTACTGACAACACCATAAAATCGTTGGAAAGAATTATTGATGAAGCAGATATTATTGTATTTCAAAATTTTAATATGTCCGCTGATAGACGCATCGAATTGACTACAGATTATATCTATGACAAATATCATACAAATAAACAAATGATATGCATTCCATCATTTTGGTTTTCTGGCTATTTGTCTGAAAATAACAAAAATAATTTACAAATGCCATATATTTTTCTATGGCTTCTAGAAAAGGGATTAAATAATGCGCAAATACTGGATTGGTTAAAAAACGAAAACGATCCGAAAATTGCAAACTTAATAGATTATAATGTAAATAATTGTTTAGAAGAACTTAAACAAAGAGAAGTAGATGAACGTTCTAAATACAAATGTTTCATAAGCATTGATGATATTCTAAATCAATATAAAGAAAATATCATATGTTATAATATGAGTCACCCTAATGAATATTACTTTAAGATGTTATATGAAAAACTGATTAATGTTTTAGATAAAAATTTATACTATAATATAAATGAAGATGATATGGATTTACCTGGACCTGATTTTTCTCCGTTTCCATTGGATTTATGTTGGTTTAGAGAAAACTTTAAAAATTTAAATGTTTCACGCAAAAAATATACAACCTTCATAGACATTGATTTTGTAAATACTCAAATTGAATCGCTTAAAACGCTTACCGATAAAGATTTGCAAATATTACAACCAAAATTAAATTTACTTAGAGAATAATATCATCATATGTTAAATTCAGAATTAGTAGTATCGCATTATAATGAAGACCTTTCTTGGTTAAATTCTGTGTCTTCAAATTTTGATAAAATTACGGTATATCATAAAGGAGCTGATATGTCTTTTGATAATGTTTTGCCTAATATAGGCAGAGAATCTCATACCTATCTTTGGCATATAGTAAATGCAAGTGAATATGCAGAAAATACAGTTTTTACCCAAGGTAATCCATTAGACCATATCAGTGACATAAATTTATTATGCAAATTTACTGAAAGTCCATTTGAATGGATTGGCGATTATTGCTATATGTCTAATCAATTCGGCAAACCATGGTGCGGAGAGTGGAATTTCCCCTGCGCTGAAGTTGCATCAGTAGCCAATATTCAATTGCCAAGTTGGTGGTCATTTTGTCCATATGCAAATTTTAAATTAAGTAGTGAATGCTTAATTAAATTTAAACCTCTTGCTCATACTCTTTTGGAAAATTTAAATTGGCCTACAAATACAATTTTACAAGAGACTGAATATGAATATAGAACACCTTGGGCAATAGAACGTTTGTGGGAATTTTTATGTTTGCAAAATTTTAAATAATAAAATCATTTAAGACAGAAACTTTTTAATTTCTTCTTCTTTATCATCTATTCCACCCCAACTCCAATATTGAATTACACATGATTCAGGCAGAGGAATTGGACCATGAGTATCTTGCCATTCAATAAGCTGTGGATAATATTTTTCACATATAGCACCGATAATATTAAATTCAGAAATTTCTCTATTATCTATAGAACGAACTAGTTCATGAAAAGAAACACCATGTACACTTTCAAGATAATCGCGCGTGTGTTTATAAATTTCTCTTGGATAGACTAGCGGCATTTTTCGCATATATTCATAATCTACTTCAAATTTTACAATTCTTTCAGTAATAGATTTCCAAGGAGTCTCAATATTTGTATGTGCACTTTTTAAATTTAATGGTTTAGTGCCATCTGAATTGAGAAATGATTGTAATGTAATATCTCGTGTAAAAATCACATCAGAATCAACATGAACAATAATATCAGAAGTGGTATATAAATCAGAAAACAGTTTTGTTGCCTGTTGGCCAACATAATCATCACTAGGATGTATCGCTTCACACTCAATAAATTTAAAACCGTGTTTATTTACAATAGGCTCAATAACTTCTCTTGAACTTTCAGGTGCAGTTACGATTACAGAGGAATATCCCGTTACAAATTTATGAATTGATTGTAAGCTATAGTTCAACCACTTCGCATCTCCGCTATATGTTCTATAAAAAATGTCGTATGTCATATTTTTTATTTATTACTCTTAAAAATTTCTATCAAAACAGATTGAGTTTACTTAGTGTTACAAGGCTGTTTATGTAGAGACTATAGGGCATATCATCCATATCATAGCTCTGCTTTATCTCACTTATTGTATCATCAGGCAATATTTCATACGATGATATTTTTTTAATTATATCATCATCTTTTGGATCATAGTGTATATAGATCAAATTATTTTTAATTATATAGCGATAGATGTGCATAGCTAGACGTAATATTTCATATTCCGTCAGTGTAAGCAAGTTACACTTGTATTCTACCAACGGAATAATAGTTTGTAAACCAAAAAATGAAATATTTTTAAGCTCCAAGTACTTGAACAATATATCTTAAGATCTTGCTGCGAACAATTTCATTTTGACCAAACTTGAAATTATATATGCCTTGACTATTCGCATCACCACGACCAGCAAATGCATCAAAGATCTCAGTAAATCCACTAAGCTTGCCAATATCGCTCTGAGCCTTGTCTCCGCAAATAGCATATCGAGTGTCCTTGCCAAACCGAGTTAGGATTGTCACAAGCTCGCTCTTTGTTAGATTTTGCGCTTCGTCAACAATAACAAATGCTCGATTGAATGTTAGTCCTCTTACGAAGTTTACAGGCACAGCACTAAGTACATCATGACTTTTTAAAATAGCAGCAACATTATCACCACAAATCTCAGTTACCTTTTCCATAAGTGGCATTGCATAGGGACCAAATTTATCATCAATTTCTCCAGGCAATGCACCAATACTGCGACTAGCACTTTCAATAACGCTACGAATATAAATGATGCTATCGACCTTTTGTTCCTTTAGGCATTGCAATGCGCTAAGAACAGCCAAATAACTTTTTGCAGTGCCCGCTGGGCCATCGACAAAGGCTATTTTTGTTTGATCAGCCATACAGCAATCCTTAAATTCTTTATGAAGAGGATTAAGATGAAAGCTATTTTTAATTGTAAAATCTGTGCTCCAATTGAAGCTCAATGATTTTTCAATAGCGTTGTGTGGCTCCGATGTTGTTTTTGATTTGCGTGTTGTTTGTTTTCTTGCTGGCATAGACGTAAAAAAGGCCAGACTGAAACGTGTTCAATCTGGCCTGCTTGTTAGAGTTGTTTAGCATGACTTATTGTTCGATGATCATTCTACGATATTCATAGTCGCTATGAAAACGCTGGCCTCGACCCTCTAATACACCTTCTTTGAATTGATAGCTTTTGCCCTCAATTAGATGTATCTGTGGTGGATCGTATAGTGCCGAGTTGTTCAATGTATCTCTGTTTTCGAAGCAACAGTCTACGAGTTTGCAGCTTACTAGTTGCATCACCAATAGCAGAGATACGATCAATTTCATCTTCAATTTCATCGATTCTTGATTCCCGTTTTAGCTGCACATAGAGACAATATGCTCTGCATGCTTCAATAACGGCGGTTAATAGTTGAGAGATCACTTAGTGCCTTTGTCTTTTGCTTTACCAATATTCAATGCTAGAAAATCAATAATGCCATAGACTTTGGCGAGAGTGCTGCCTGGTTTAGGTGTTGGTGTTACACTAGCAATCGCACTTGCGAGGCTGATTGCACTTGTAACTACAACAAACCAAGGATATTGTTCAACCAATTTTAATAGTTCTTCGATCATATCTTTTATTTTGTTAATGGAATTATTTCCATTTATATTTATAAAAAGACACCTTTGAGTTTATCGTCTATTGATGCCGCATCATGAACACCAACAATTGCTTCGCATGGCGTGTCATTTTTAAAGATGATTAGTAGCGGCATCTCATTGATATTGCGATCAATACAAATGCGACAATTAACAATATGGTGTATGCTGCTAAAAATATCCTCATTTATATCAAAGCTTTGATATGATATATCATATGAGACCGCTGAGTCCTTTACACTTTGAACATATGGCAGACATGTCGCACAGCTGCTATTGTATATCATTACTAGTTTCATATGCAAAATAAAGGTTAGGTGTGTAGCTTTTAATTATACTCCACGATTTTACTCGATCTGGAGCTAATCCCATTGAAAGTGATAGCTCTTTATTTCTCTTATCATTCCAACTATTTGGCTCATAGTTTGCTAAACGCTCAGTTGTGGAGTGTGGTATATGCATGACACTATAATCATGATTTATGATTATTTTTCTTTTACCGCTAGCTAATATACGATTATGTAAATCAGTATCATCATAACCATAGCCATTGAAATGTTCATTATAACCTTTAACTGCGATTAGATATTCTCTTCGCGCATAGCATAGTCCGCTTAAATGTTGAAAAATTGGTTTTGGAATATCATTATTTTCTTCACAATATGACCAACATCCAGTATAAAAAGAATCATTTTGAACTGGATGAGATTTAAAAAAATTATAATACGGATTTAGAAAATAATCAGTATCAAGTTTTAAGACATATTCTAGGGTCGAATTGTCAAGAGCTAGATTAAATGCCTGTGAAATATTAAAGTATTTTTGATCTTCAACACGTACTATTTTTATGCGCTTGTCAAGCTTAAGCAGATCATATAGTGGTTGTTTGCTATTCCAATCTACAATAACAATCTCTCCAATTTCTGAGAAATTCAACCATGACATAATATTGACTTTAAGAATCTCCATGCGATTCATGCATGCACATATGACACTGATCTTTCCATCAACATTAATATTACTAGGTTTTATTTGATATGATATTGGATTTGGAGATAGCAATGTCGTATGAGATCCACATGCTTGCGAAATATTATAGCTATCAACATCAGTAGCTTCAAGTATATAATTTTTTGGCAAACATGACAATGCTTCGACATATTGCGAGGCCTCATAATAATTTATACGAAAACCAATAATAATTATCTTTTTATAAAATTTAGAAATTTTTAATAAATTATCTTTAATAATAAAAAATGAAGAGGGATTAAAATCAACGATTAGTGTCTTAGAACCGCGCGTTAGACTTATATTGTTAATGTCAATTGCATTATGAGTTATCTCATATTTTTTAAGTCGAGATTTTGTTTGATCAGTCAACGCAAACAAACTGTCGATTTTTCCATGTTTTTTTAGTGATTGAAGCAAAGTATCTAGATCCATATTACTATATATTTAATTCTAGTTGTTTATCACATACAGCATTTGTCTCCCATGCTATTCCACCAGTGACAGCATAGACACTAGCTTCAAGCTGAGACATTTCATATACATCTTTCAATTGATCTCTATTTGTCATATTCGCAATAATTTTGCAATGTCTGCGCTATATGATTTTGTAGGTCGCTTCCTGCTAGCCGCGTATATTGAGTTATTCCTTCGACCATTTCACTCAAGACATTTTCATGCCATTCATTGTCTGTCCGAAGAGTGGCTAACATAATCTTACTCGACAAAATACTAGCTCCACCTATGCCGCGTATTTTTGATTCTAACGTTTCTTCTTGCATAATTTTGACAAAATTAAAGGGGAGAGCCTTGCGACCCTCCCCTAACTCACCACACATTTAAATTTTTTTAGTCACGAACCTTGCGTAGGTTTTGTGCAAAGTGATCATACTCAACCTGAGCTTCACCGACCTCATAAACACCAGGACTCAAGGTGATTGGATTGTGTCGAGCAGGATGAACACAACGCACTCGAGTTTCGCGATCATTGGTCATAAAGGTTTTCTCACCGCTGCGCCAAAAGCGGGTGCCAGGCACTGCATCAATAACGTGATGGTTTCCAGTTGTTTCACTATCAGCGATAATGTGATAGCCATCGTTGCTTGTTTTAATTTCCACTGCGTCAGCTGGCAGAGTGGCAGGCAAGATCATTGCTTCACCATGAAGCACACATTCATTTTGATTTAGTTTCATATTGTTTTATTTATAGAGTTAGTTGTTTTGGTTATGCAATTGCTTTGATGATTAGATCGCGACCGCCAAGGCGTTCTTTAATCGCGTCTTTGAGAGTACGACATTCGGGACTTACACCCTCGAAGTGGAAAATTCCAGTTGTTTGATTAACCATACTCAAATAAGGAGCATAGTCAAGACCATCGAAGATAGAACTCATATCCCAGATTTCATATTGACTCTTTTGCCAGAGATCATATTCGGGTCCAGTGTATTTGGTATAGTCATCAACTAATTTGCCAAGTTCTTTGAAACGTTCAATGCCAGCTTTGCGAACAAACTCAGCTTTGACGTCGGCATTCTGAATAGTCTTGTAGTATTCAAGATCGAGTTTTTCTTCAGGAGTGACTGCGATATATTCTGGAACAGTAACACCATTCAAGCAATAGATCTGTAAGTTACCCATACCAGCATAGCTAATAGCAGGTCCACCATCGCGATGCAATACACGAGCTTGATTCAAATGAATCTCAATCGGTTTTTGAGAGACGATGGTATATTCATCCAAAGGATAGATGCATCCAAGCTCACTTGTTGATTCCCAGACTTTATATTTTGCATAAAGCTCTGCATCAATGTCAACACCCAACTCTTCAAACATATAATCATAGAAGCTGAAGGTCGATACAAAGAAGCTGCCGCACTGCCATGGCAGTCGCGCGCGAGGAATTTCATAGCCTTTAGGATTGCCAGCGAAAACATCTGCAAGCTCTGCATTCAAATTTTCAAAGCTTACACCAAAGTTACTCAAGAGATGGCACGCAGCCCAGGCCTCAAGAGGATTGTCAAGAATAATGAGAGGCACATCAACTGGCTTGCCAATCAATTTACGATAATTTTCAATCGTCTTTGCTGTTCGCACTGGATCGAGTCGATCAGTGTTGGTGCCAGTCTTGATCCATTTGTCCACGTATTGTGGCATCTTTGCTTTTTGCTCATCAGTGATGTGTGTAATTTTTTCTTTCATAGTGTGATTATTTGTGTTTACGAGAGTTTTCTTCATCGCGAAGAATAAAGATTAATACGAAAATTAGTATGATTGCAATCATGTTAGTAAGCTTCTGATGCGCTCATGCCGCGAGTGCTAATGCCAGGCAGTTTTTGATAGCGTTTGCCTCGAATATAAGGATTTGCTTTGGCTTTTGGCTTGAAGTGAACGTCTGACACGTCGACACTTTTGACACTGCCGAAGCTGACTTTCCAGTCGTTTGAGGATGCGGTGCTGGTTGCGGTAGGATATTTGATAATGTTGTGATTCATAAGGTGATGAGATTAGTATACAGTATGGGAGAGATTTGTAAATGTTTTTTTATCTTTTTTTCGCTGCTTTTACTTCGGCGAGCAATCGCTTGATTGTAGCAACTGCAGTGGACATGTGAGTGCCAGCAGCACGCAACATCCTATAGCGACGACTTGATTTGTCAAGCATTTCGTCAAGGATCTTTTGTAGTTCTTGTGCATCGTTGTTTTGTTTTTTCTTTGCCATAAAATTATGCGTTGCACCATGCCGAAACAATAATCTGACCAACGACATAGGCTGTGGCGCAGGTGCCGATGATGCTGAAAAAGTCAGCCCGAAGTTCTTTCATTTTAGGGCTAAGGCGTTTGATATTGCGCGTTGAATATTGGCGATTGCGGTTAGTAAGAGATTCGATCATAATGTGGAGAGCTTGAATTATTGGGCTTTCGTTGACAAGGTCATTATACCACAAAAATCCCGAAAAGTAAACAAAAAAGTGAAAAAAAGTGAAAATATTTTAAGGGGGCCTGGCCTAGGGAGCCTAAAAAACTCAGGAAGCAGTGCTTCCTGAGTCTGCCTCAGCGCCGTGGACTTAGTCGTAGACTACACAGACCTTATTTTCCTTTAATTTCCCATACAATCGGCAAAGACTTAGAACTGCGCTCTAATTCCTCTCGCGCATACCAACGAAGAGAACTATTGTTGTGCATATAGCCAGCATTTTTCGCTGCTACGTCCGACTCTGACATGACTGAGCTTGTTTCAGCACAGATCCAATTAGAGGTATCAATCAGGTAATATATTTTTTTCATTTTTATTCCAAAGTTCGTGGTAAGTGTTTAACTCCTTGACCAATCTATTGAATTGATACAAGCTAATATCAGGTCGTGTGGTATATTCTATGATAACGTCAACAGCAGTGCCGCAGCTAAATCCACAGAGATAGCCAGCGCTATCCTTTACAAATTGATCATATTCTTCGTCAGTCATGTTATTTTCATTTATTATCCTCGACTTTTTTCGGACTAATCATGTCGCTAAAAATAACGGCATAAGCAATTAGATTGCAAATTATATATGCATAGAAATACTCGCGATATTCTTGTGCCAAATAGAGATTGGTGCAAAGAGTAGATGATCCAATTAACCATTGCCAAAAATTCTGAGCAGCATATGCTTTTACAATATCTTCGCGAATGCCAGCACTTAGCAAGCCAAGAAGGGCAAGTGCGATGTTAATATAAGCCCAGCATCGAAAAAGAAAAATATCTTCAACAAATCCGCAATAGTGAATTACAATGCTAATACCAAAAATGATGATGTTGTGTATGTTGTTTTTCATATGTTTAATTATAGATTCTTAAAGATAACCCAAAAGATCCATGCGTAAAGGACCATTGAAGCGACTGCAATAACGCAATCATAAATGTTTGTTATTGTTTCTGCTAGCATAGTTTTGTTATTTGATAGATGGTCCAATGCCGCGCATCATCTCACGCTTATAGATTGCATCGTCTACTTGACGGTCGAGCCAAGAGCGTTGCGTGAAGATCTTAGCTCCATAGACTGATTGACGGCGGGTGAATAGGTTTTTAATTTTTTGTAGTAATTTCATGTGTGTTGTTTTAATTATATTCATTGCTTTTCAAATTTTGCTCTCAATGCTTCATATTGTTTGCGCTCGTAGTCAAGTTGTTTTTGATCTCTGATTGCTTCATCTTTCTCGGCTTGTGCAGACTCTTCAGCTGTCATATATCTAGTTGCGTTAATATCAAGATACCCATCCTCTCCTCGAAAAAACTCTACAGATGTGCTAATTGCTCCTTGCTCCTTTGCTTTTTGGTTAAGGCTCTCAAGCGTTTTAATTAACTCCTCGATCGACTCGCCATAAGCAACGCTGTTGTTACGTTCTAAATCAAATTGTTTTGTTCTCATATCTCGTTTTCAAAAAGTGTTTAATATTATCTCTAAAAATATCTTCTTCTAAATTATAGCCTATATAATCATCAACTTTATAATAGTTTGTCTTAGGATTAATGCGCATCAACGATGTCTTTTCATTGTTCCACTCTGGCATCAAGTTGTCAATCAAGACATTATCAGGATGAGCTAATGGATGCTCTGATACATAAGTGCTGCTGCCATACAAACTTGGTATATTAATGCTATAGCGCTCAATTGTTTCGCGACCAATGATATGATCCTCAGCAAAACCCCAATCAGCTTTCTTACTAATGCGCTGTGCATATAATTCAGCAGCCGCAGTTAAGATGTAAACATTATCAGCTCCAACCAATTCTCGACTATAGTTAATCAAGTCATTGGAGCAGGGTCGCACGCATGTGTAGTAGAGTTCATCATAAACGTCAACGACGAACGTGTGCTTATGCTTATCGTTAATATAAAGACGAGAGTGAATCAGCGTCTCGTCAATGTCCCAAAAAATTTTCATAGTAGTTATAGTAGTTTCCGTTATTAATTCATGTACGACTGATAATGCATATCATCAATTTCGCCTTCTAATTCTTGTATTTTTCGCAATAGTTCTTTACGTTCTTCTGAAGAATTCGTTAGTTTATCCAAAGCGAAGCGATATTTGTCTTTTAGTGAACCTTCTTGCAAGTCACTCATATTGTGTTGAATATCTGCAATTTTTACAGTCTTAGCAATGATGCTGCTGTCGTCGATAACTTCCTTGATGAAATCAAAATAAGTCTGACCTTTACGACGAGTAAGTTTATATAATGCTTGAAGAATATGAATATCAGGAAATTCCTTAGATAAGGTTTCCATCGTAACAGCAGTGTCTTCAATTACATCATGAAGGACACCCACAATATAGATTTTTCTTGCAAGTACTTCTACATCATCGGGGAAGGAATCACCAGCGTATTCTTCCCGAAAAATTCGTTCTGCGTTCTCAGCAACCTTTAAAGGATGCGTGATATAATCTTCGCCACTATTTTTACGCTTTTGTCCAGCGTGTGCTGCAGTTGCAATTTCAATCGCGTGTTCTCTTGTCATGTGTCAATTATACCCTAGTTTCTTAGAAATGTAAACAAAAAAATTATATTTTTTTCATTTTTTAAATATTTTCGTTAAGTTTGCTCCACGCTTGAGACGAAATCCAAATTTCATCGCCTTTCAGTGCGTCGCAGACTGACAGCAATTCATTGCATAATTTCATAGTATCTCTTTTGTATGCAGCGATGTCTTCGTCACCAAATGCGAAATCAATCAAACGTAAACATTCTCCGAAGTCAGTACTTCTTATGTCTTTTTTATACGTCATGATCACATCCTTGTTAGACCATTGATTCACATCCTTAATCTTTCCACGTTTCAATTTGAACCTATACCAAAATGATTTCTGATACTTCTCTCGAATCTTATCAGCTTCTACTTTTTGCTCAGCATAAAACTTTTCTAATTTTGCCGCTCTCGCATTCGCAATCGCATCTCTAGCTTGTAGGCATTTCTCTCTGATAACCGACTTATCGAAGAGAGCAACGCCGTTGATTAACTGATTAATTTGATCTTTGTTGTTCATAGTGTTAGCTTAAGATGTTTACTAAGATAATAATAAGAGAGCCTAAAGCTGAAGCGATTGTAGCAAACATAGTTAATACAAAAGGCAGCATTATTGGTGCATCACCACCACCATTCTCAGCATTAGCACCAGCTGCATAGGAAAGTATGTGCGTTGCAACCAACACAACACTGCACAGAAAAACAATCGCAGCAGTATGATTGTCCATAGTTGGGTTACCAGCTTGAAGTATAAATAAGTTCATTGTTTTTAAAATTAGATGTTTTGCTTTAATGTCACAATATAATGCCAGTTGTTCTGATAAAAACTGAATAAGTCCCAGTAGCGATTACTATTGAATACTATTTTGAGTTGAGAGCCAAATGTATATGCTTGCGCACGACATGGGATGAGATTTTTAGCGAGTGCTTCAATACGTTCCTTTTCATCTTCGATATTCATAATCAAATATTATCACCATTTTTATCATTGTCAACACATTCTTCCAGTTCTTCATGTGCTGCTCTGCTTCCATCACATATTTCACATTCACAACTAGGTTTATCTAGCTTGTAGAGAGAACCTTTCTCAAATTTAGCAAGACCTTTGAATTCCACCCACACCGTGAACGGAACGCCCCAACCTATCATTCCCACTGTAATGTCGCGGCAATAGCTTGCTACCATACAGCGAACTTCATAATCAGAGAAGTCGCCATTCATTGGGCGGCGATTCTTTCCGTAGAGTCTTTTTCGTTCTTCGATTGGTTGCATATTATTTGATTGTCCATAGTTGGATTACCAGCTTGAAGTATAAAGAAGTTCTTCATTTTCAAAGTCAAAGGTTGCTAGAATTTCTGATAGAATATCAATAGTAGAGTTAACTCTATTCCAATACCATTCATCATACTCAGTGCTACCAAAAAAGAAGCCACTTTGTGTTGGCAGCAAGCTTGTATCTTTTGTCTGCTGCAGCTTCTTGAGAACTTCTACAAGCTCGCTTAATTTAGTTTGTGATACGACATAACCGCCGCAGTCATCAACACAGTCTTGTACATTGCGAACAAACCAAGCATGCAATGCATTGAATTTGCGCCAATAGGCGAGTTCTGCCCAATCGGCATAATCATTTGCTTTAGTACGATCAAGTTCTGATCGTGAAGTTAAATACATATCAAGTCCCATAATTTTATTTTTTGTTAGTTAAGTTGGTCGATTTCCTATTCCATCATTTGCGCATTCAACACACGCTGCAGCATTCTTAAACATTGCACAAACTTCGTCGTAAGTTAGCGCTTCTAGATTTGACTCAGTTCCGAGCCAGCCTCTAAGATAAGCAACAGCTTCATCAAAGCTATAAGTGCGAGGCTGATCAGGTTGCTCAACTGCAGTGCGCCGTGCTTCAAAGATAACATCAACAAGCTCTTTACGATTGCAGTTTGCTTTCTTGGCAATTGCTAGATCATTCTTGAAGTCCGGATCATTAGGATCAAATCCAAGATCAATAAGATCGCGTGCGGTGTATATGCTCATAGTCTCAAAATTCAATCTTCGCGATATTCTGAATGATGCGTCTAATAACATAATCAGTGCTGCATGAAAACCTATCACCACTTAGCTCGCCATGCTCGTCAGCGATGGTATTGTAGAGATTCCTACTGACCTTTTGGCACAGATGGCCATCGGCGCATACAAAGAATTGATTCATTTCTACATCATTGAACGTCAAATGCTTGCTGTTCTGATCTTCTTTTTCAAATATAATCTTCATAAGTTTTATTTTGTAATTTTTGAATATTCACGCTCACGTTCTTGACAGCGTTTTTTCATTGTTTCAACAATCTCCTCGGCTTTTGCGAGATCATTGTATTGAAGTAGACCTGCTTTTACGAGGTCCTGTAGGATTATATTCATGCCCCCTTCAAGGGCACCGGTGAGATAGGCATAGTTAATCGGTTGAGTCATATTGTGGTATTGGAGGTTGCTTACAAGGAAATAGTACCACAAATCGCGCGATTTGTACACCTAAAAATGCATATTTTTTTCACTTTTTTAGGGGAGGGGTCCTGGCCCCCTCCCCATAAGTCCAAAAAACTCTCAAAATGAGAATATTATCTCAGAATGCCGTTATAGACCTCAAATATGCTGCCTATGATTCTTTCAAGATCACATGCATACCAGCCACTTGTAAGCAGACTATTAATCTCAATAATTTTGCCAGTATCAGTGATGTCAACCACAACATGTCTAGGCAAAAAGTTCTGGCTATCATACCAAGCTTGCACGCCATTAATCAAATTTTGCGGAGTCTTCTCATTCTGACATGGCTCGCCATCAATCATATAGAGACTATGTCCAACGACCTTGCCATCAACAAAGACACATCGATATTCTTTGTGTACTTTCTTAGGCGAAGCAACAGCAAAGGAGATATCATGACAATTGACTTGCTCTAGATATGTCAGCTCGTGCTCAAACTCTTCGCGTGTAAAAACACCTCCAGTAAAAAGCTTGTTACCACCTGCACAACGAATCCAAAGTTTTTCGTGAAAGTGAAAAGCAGCAAGAGTATGATGTGAGTTATAAAGAATAGCATCATCATTTAGCATATTTGGCAAGTGTCGCCATGAGCCATAGTTGTAAAATTTTGGATCATTGTTAAACGGCCAGCGCAAGTCTGGATAGCCAAGTGTCTTTAATGAAAATCCCACACTATTGTTAAAAGCAATGCTGCCTCTAGCAATTACTGGAGAAAACTTAAAATGTGTAAAGTCTTCGTCTCTCACGAGATCATCACAAAAGATATGCTCACCCCAGAGTTCTCTTTCATTTTCAAAATAACTGTTTAGTAAAATCATAGTTTTGGTTTATCGCTTAATGTACCAGACTAATTTTGGAAACTTAGTGTCTTTTGGATTCTGAGTCGGAATCTTAATCAAATCGTTTTTCTGCTCTTCATTAATCCTTTGTCGGAACTGTTCCCACCACTCATACTTATCATTAGATTGCGTATCCTCCTCCAATGTTTGGATCTTAGGACTCGGCTCAAAGATTTCACGAAGAGATTCAAAGACATGTCGTGCATCATCAATCGACAAGACATACTCAGATTCTCCAAGAGTTAATATAATTGTTTGATTTACTTTTATTTTTTTTGACATAATTTATCGATGTTCTAATAGTTCGTTGATATTTAGGATTGTGCTGCGACAGTCATTGTTTTCTGCAGT